CACTTACGCAGACAACGAAGGTAATCTGATTACCAAAGCGGAGTCCAACCTTACTCCGATTATTGAAGCAAACAAGGCTTTATATAATTCCACAGACGAGAGAGCAAGGTGGGGCAACGGCCAGATGGTCGCTGACATCCCATTCCCCGTCATAGAAGATCTAAACCGACAGGGCATCCTAAGAGGCTTTGTGGTGCTAGACCAAAAGAGAATGAAGGCTTGGCTGAATAATCCCGATAATCGGTTCTTCCGAACCCGACCGGGCAGAGTTTGAGGAGAAAACATGAGGAAAGATTACAAGGTCGCCATTTGTATTCCCACGCGTGGCGAAATGGAAGTAGGCACAGCATTTGATCTAGCCCTGATGTGTGGCTACGACTCACGGTTTAGAAGTAAAGGCAAGCAAGCCCTATACACCGTGGCAGGAACCTTGATCTTTGATCAGCGCGAGAAGTTGGCAGAGTCAGCCCTGAAAGAGGGTGCAGATTATATCCTTTGGGTAGATGCAGATATGCGGTTCCCAAAGAATACGATTGAGTACCTGATCTCTAAAGACAAAGACATTGTGGGGGCTAACGCTACAACGCGAGTCCCACCGATCCACGGAACTGCAAAGAACGCTTGGATCAACAAGGAAGAAAAGACAATCAACTGGCAGAAGATCAACTCCAAGGACAAAAAAGGTCTGGAGCGTGTAACTGCTATTGGCTGTGGTGTGATGATGGTAAAGGCTGAAGTCTTTAAGAAAACACCCCGCCCGTGGTTTTGGTTTGAACAACTGCCGGGAGAAAAACTCCTAGGCGAAGATGTGTATTTCTGTGTGAAAGCGCACGACGCAGGATTTGAAACATGGGTTGACCACGAGTTCTCTAACTCTGTCGGCCATGTAGGTTCTTACACTTTTGGATGGCACGAAGTAGCCAGTAAGGAAAACAATGGCTCTGACGAGTTACAGTTCACTAAAGACGGCAGTTGCGAACTATCTTGGGCGCAGCGACCTGACCAGCCAGATACCTGATTTTATTACGCTGGCAGAACTCCGTCTGTCGCGTGAGATTCGCACACGGAAGTTGCTGAAGTCGGTCACCACAAGCACAGTCGCAGGGGACTCTACCGTAGAGATCCCCTCTGATTTTTTAGAGATGCGGGATATTTATCTGTCTGGAAATCCACGGATTACCCTGAACTACGAGAGTCCTTCCGCATTTACCCGCAACGCACAAACAGAAGTCTCGGGTAAACCCGGCTTTTACACCATGCTGGGTCAGGAGTTTGAGTTTGCGCCTGTGCCGGATAAGGTCTACACGGTCGAGCTTTTGTATTACTACAAGCCCACCCAGATGTCCGATAGCGTGGCTAGCAATGAGTTTCTGGCTAACTATCCCGACGCCTTGCTATACGCATCTTTATTAGAAGCCGAGCCGTACCTGATGAATGATGCCCGTATGACTGTTTGGTCAAGTATGTACGACCGCGCTATCAACAATATCAATACCTCTGACCAGAACTCAGAGTTTGCCGGTGTCCCCCTAACTATGTCCGTCACTTCGAGGTAACTATGTCCGAAATGTCCAACTATCTGGAAAATGGCCTGCTTAACGCCGTTCTCCGCAATACTTCTTACACCTCTCCCGCTACCGTCTATGTCGGTCTCTATACGTCCGATCCGGGCGAGGGAAACACGGGAACCGAAATCTCCGGTGGGTCTTATGCCCGCAAAGACGTAACCTTTGGCTCTCCTTCTAACGGCGTTTGCACAAACTCTGCCGCCGTGGAGTTTGCTCAGGCTACCGGCTCTTGGGGTACGGTATCCCATGTCGGTCTGCTAGATGCAATCACCTCCGGGAACCTGTTGTTTTATACAGACATCACAACATCCAAAACCATTGAGTCTGGCGACATCTTCAAGATTGCTGCTGGCTCTCTTAGCGTCACGCTTGCCTAATGCTCACCCTAGAGGAACTCGACCAACTCGGCACTCTGGAGTCGATGCCGCAGTATCCTCTAGACGCAACGTGGTATGTAGACAAGGTTTGTGGTCCGTGGTCGCTAGACACAATGGATGCGTTTGGCACGCTAGATACCATAAACCTACAGATGGACTCCGATGCTTGGGGAACCGCCTGTATTTACTTTGACGCACCAGCAAGTTTTGCCGCCATTGGAACAATGGATGTGCAAATTGGAAATGAAGTAACCGCAGAAGCAATCATTACCGCTTTTGGAACAATGGTTGCGACAGGAACTCTTGTGAAAAGCGGGGATGCGGCAATCAATGCTTCTGGGTCTATGGTTGCTGGGGCCATTGCAATACGCAACGGAGAAGCCTTAATTTCTGCCTCTGGAGCGTTTTCTGCTGACGGTATAAGGGTTAGGGATGGGCAGGTCCTGATAACCGCTTCTGGGACATTTTCTGCATCTGCAAACGCCGTTAAAAGCGGGGAAGCAAACATATCCTCGCTGGCAACCTTTTCTGCAAGCGCATTTAGGATTACCGAGGGTGCGGCAAGTATCTCCGCAACCGGCACATTAGCCGCAACACCAAGCCGTGTCAGGACATTTGAGGCCCTGATTGCATCTTCTGGGACGATGATTGGAGAAGCAATCCGAGTCCGTACCGGCGCAGGATCAATGCTTGGGACAGCATCGGTTAGTGCTACCGGCGGGTTTGATGCCTCTGGCTCGGCTAGTTTTTCTGCTAGCGGGTCGATGTCGGTGTCAGCAAACGCAGTTTTTAGCGCAAATGCCGCAGTTGCAGCATCAGCAAACCTTACTGTTATTGACAAAATACTTGGCGAAGATTGGCAAAACGTAGGGGTAAGTACTGATACTTGGACATCTACAACGGTTGGTGTAAATACTTGGACCACCGTGAACGTCGGAACAAACTCGTGGACGCCTGTAAACGCAGGGTCTAACAACTGGACAACGAATACGGCTGGAAACAACACATGGCAACTAGCAGGGTAAATTTCGGAGAATGGCTACCAGACCAGCCCGGACTTACAGGGACGGTAAAGGAAGCACTCAATGTCATTCCGCAGGCCATTGGATTTGGACCTCTACGGACTCCCGTGGACTACTCTCAGGCGGCAGCAGAAAGCCTTACAAACGTCACGGCAGGACGTAATCCGTCTACCGGACTGACCGAAGTATTTGCAGGAAGCTCTACCAAACTTTACAAACTAGATTCAGGAACACTTGCCCTAAATGATGTGTCTAAGTCTGGTGGATACACAACCCCATCAGAGCAGAAGTGGAGATTTACCCAGTTTGGCGATGTTCTTATTGCAGGCAACGGGGATGAAATCCTACAGTATTGGACGCTTGGTACATCTACTGCTTGGGCAGACCTAGCGGCGGCTGCTCCAACCGCTCGCTACCTAACGGTGGTTCGAGACTTTGTTGTAGCAGGATATACAAGCTCCACAGACTCCCAAAAGGTCCAATGGTCTGCAATCAACAACGAAGCAGAGTGGACAAGCACCGCATCCAACCAAGCCGACTACCAAGTAATTCCTGATGGCGGTGCTGTGCAAAACATCACGGGTGGTGAGTTTGGTATTGTGCTGATGGAAAAGTCGATATACCGGATGTCCTATGTTGGAACCCCGGCGATCTTCCAATTTGACAACATTGCCAGAAACCTTGGTTGCTTTGAGCCTAACTCTGTGGTTCAGTATCAGGGCATTACATACTTCTTGTCTGATGACGGCTTTTATGCCTGCGATGGAACAAATGTAGTTGGAATTGGAAGCGAGAAAGTAGATCGGTTCTTCTTCTCGGACTTGGACGAAGCCTACTCTTATAGAATGTCGGCCACGGTAGATCCGATTAGAAACTTGGTGGTGTGGGCATACCCGTCGTCAGGATCTAACGGTGCGGTTGACAGCCTGTTGATTTTTAACTTCGAGACTAAGAAATGGTCTCGCGCTGAGGTCACGGTGGGGTTTGTGGCGCAATCCGCTACACCAGCTTACACACTAGAGGCTTTGGATGCCTTTGGAACACTAGACACGCTTACATCAAGCCTAGACTCACGAGTATGGACTGGTGGTAAGTCTCAATTTGTAGGCGGCTCTGGGGCCAAGATCGTGACGTTCTCAGGGGCAAATTTAACCGGAACGCTTACCACGGGAGATATTGAAATTCCCGGGCAATCAAGCACAATTAACATGAGTCGCCCCCTTGTAGACGGAGGGTCTGCTTCTTTGGCCTACGCAAGTCGCAACCGGCTAGCTGATTCTGTAACTTTTAGTGCGTATTCTGCCGCCGATAGTGAGGGCAGAGCAGCGTTCAGGACTACCAACCGCTATCACAGATTGTCCATCCAACCGTCTGGTTCGTGGACAACAGCAATCGGCATTGATTACGAAATCGTGCCAGCAGGAACAAGATGACTTATAGGATTCTGCCGTATCAGGGTGGATCGCCTCGTGAAATTTCCGAGGTGGTCAACAACATTATGAACGGCAAAACCAACAACACGGGTTCTGTAACCATTGCTACGGGTGGCGCTACCACCACAACGATTACAGATGCTCGGATAGGTTATGACAGCGTTATAGTATTAGTTCCAACTGCACAAACTGCGGCAAGCCAAGAGTTTCCTTACGGTTCGTTTAGCAGCACACAAGACCAGACGGCTGCTAGCACGACAACTGCCTACGCGATGACGTATGACACCACGGACTTCTCAGATGGCGTGACGTTATCCAACAACTCACGGCTAGTTGCCGGGTTTTCTGGAATTTATAACTTGCAGTTCAGCGCACAGTTAAACAACGTCAACGTACAAATTCAAGACGCAAGCATTTGGTTTCGCAAAAACGGCACAGACATTGCAAATAGCAACAGCGACTTTTCGGTTCCTAACAGTCACGGCGGTGCAGACGGACGTTTAATTGCGGCATTAAATTTGTATGTAGACCTGCAAAAAGATCAGTATGTAGAGATTATGTGGTCGGCTACAAGTACAGACGTAAGTCTGCAACATTTACCAACCAGAACCAATCCGACACGTCCAGCAACACCGTCCGTGATTGCGACAATGCACTATCTGTCTACCAACGGATATACCAGCAATGTTTACTTTGACCCGTATGTGTCGGCAACGGCTAACGGAAGCGCAACTATTTCCCATGCGCCAAACACAATCGCCAACAAAACATTTGATTACATTATCGTAGGGTGACCAATATGGCAGTTACTAATGAACAAATTGTCAGTTTCTTGCAATCTAACCCGGGCATTACAGACGCCCAGATTGCCGCCGCAATGCAACAGTACGGCGTCAGCCCTCAACAAATGGCATCTGTTACCGGAGTTCCGCTAGAGCAAGTTCAATCCCGTGTTCAAGCGGCAATGACTCCGCAGGCAATGGCTCCAACAACCCCGCAAATGCTTCCGGGCGCACCAACTGGTCCGGTTACCATCCCCGGGAACGCCGGATTTCCTGCCTCTGCTGGTTCTGGAGTTATGTCCACGGGAATCTCACCAAGCTCTGTTCTTGGGGCCTTAAATCAAGCACAAACTACCGCAGGACGGCCGCTTACAGACCGTGACATTGCCCAACTGATGCAACAACAAGGCATCACGACACAACAGATGGCTACGGCAACAGGACTTCCGTTGTCTGATGTTCAGTCTCGATATTTTGCCGCCAATCTCCCCGCCCCGTTACCAGCAGGTACAAATACACAGTCGCGGATTGACCCGGCACTTCAGCCATATTTGCAACTAGGATTACAACGCGCCCAACAGTTGTTCCTTACAGGCGAAGGCCCACAAATGTTCCCGGGTCAGATGTTTGTGTCGCCTAGCGAGCAGACCCTATCAGCCCTGTCCCAACAAGAAGCCCTTGCCCGTGGCGCACAACCCACCCTACAGGCCGCACAAGAGGCTTATCGTGCATCCTTGGGCCAACTGGGTCAGACCGCCGCCGGAGGGTTCTTACAGGGTT